GCATTTACAGCAACAACAGATGACTTAGCAAAAAGTACAGGAGCTGTATATAATGTTTATTTAGATGCAACTAACACAATTAAGATTCTCAAAGGTACAGCAACAGCTGGTGGTATAGGAGCAGTATGTCCTGCAACTCCTTCTGGTGGTATGAAGATAGGAGAAGTAAAGATTGTTGTAAATGCAGATGCAATATTTAATGCAACAACAGATGATCTTGATTCAGCACATATAACAGATACTTATACAAATAAGTTGGATGTGTTTGAAGCTATAGCCTAATAAGGTTATGAACTGCTGTAAGAAGCAGATGATAACATGTAGAAACAGAAATGTTTTTGCATACCCAAAATTCTTACATTCCTGCACGGAGAGAGCGAAAGCTCTCTCTGTGTTTATAGTTGATATTGTATTAAATATGGTTTATATTATATTAAGTTAATTTAATTAAATAATTAGTATGGCAAAAACAACTAATAAAGCAATTCCTGCAGAGGAAAAAGAAGAGCTTGTAAAAGAGCTTAGCAAACCTGTTTCTCAAAGTGAGAGAGAAGCAATGAAGAAAGAGCTTTTAAAAGAGCTTATGGGAGATAGGAATATAGTTGAGGTATACTTTAGAAAGAGTACAGTCCCCAATAGTGAAAGGTTTGCAGAGATTCTTAATGCAAGACCAAAGGTTATTGACACATGGGAAGTTGAAGATGGAATGAAGAGTGGATACATAGAGGAAGTTAAAATAAATGGTGCAGTAGCTCAAGTTCCTAGAGGAGTTGCAGTTCTTGTTCCGGATATTGTTTCTAGTATGTTTAGAAGGTATCAAAATGCAGAGAAAGAAGCTGGAAATGACATTCCAAATCAAAGAGGTGGAAGAGGAATAAGAGCAGATAGAGATGAAGAAACAAAAGCAGCTTTAGGTCTAAAGTAAGATTGGTATGTAAAAGCACAAAGTTTATTTAATTTGTGCTACAATATAAGTATGAGAATAACAGATATATGTAGTCTAGCAAGAAAGAAGTCTAAGACTAATGCAATTACATTTCCTGATTCTGATATGCTTTTGTATATCAAGTCTAAACTTCCACAGTTTCAAGTTGATATTGAAGAAGTCAATGAAGATTATCTGGGTTCGGTAGAGTTTAGAGATTTAAGAGCAACAGGTACTGGTACATATACTGATGGTGGGGAAACTTATCTAACAAGAGAATATAATCTCCCTTCTGACATGATTCCTAGATTAAAGTATGTTTCTGCAAAGCTCAATGGTGTAGATTGGATTAGATTAAAGCATTATGATTTAAATGACATTAAGATACCTTTTGAAGAAGAGAGAATACTACAGAGGTTTAACAATGCAGAGGGTGTTGCTGGTTATGAAATATTTAGAGGTTCACTTTTTCTTTTAACTGGGGAGATAGAGAATGCTGTTACTGA